GTCTTTTGCCATCACTTTGTAAATATCAAGAATCAGATTTCCTTGTTGGTCAGTGGTGAAAGCATAATCACGCTTTCCTGAAGTCATTTGAGCTTCAATGAATGGGTATTTTGCGTGATTGATGTCATCGAATTGCCACACTCCACCTGATTTAAAAATAAGAGCATAAATTTCATCCAACGCATTGTTCACATCACCTGTGAATTTTGCAAGCAAAGTCGGATTGTCAGTGATGTCACCATCATTGAATCCGCATTCATCTTCGATGTTTTGGATGATTCCGTCTTTGGTTGTTGTGTCTGAAAATTGTATGCTCATATTTTTAAATTAATTAATGAAGACAAATTGTGACAGATCATAATCTGTCCCCAACAATTAAGTTGGGTAGAAATTATTTCAATGTCTTCAGTGTCGCTTCAAGTGCTTTTTCTTTCATAGCGTACTTTTTTGGATTTTGCTTCTTGTATTTTTCCATAAGTTCCTTGAAAGTTGCTTTGGTGTAGACAGCGTTTCCGAATGCATTCACATCAGTGACTACTTCTTCAGTTGTTTCTTCCAATGCTTCATCTTGAATTTCTTCTTGTACTTCTTTCTTTGCCATATTTTTTATATTGATTACCTTCAATGAGAGTGTATGGGCTACGATTTGAGAAATAGGTGAACAAAACTCATTTCACAACCCAAACACTCCCAATGAAGGGAGTGAGTAATTTAGGCGGTCAGTGTGATGTCAACAACGAGTGCAGTCTTTGGAGTCCAAAGCTTGAATCCGATGTAACCGTAAGTCACAACTTCCATTCCAGTCTTCTCTGAAACCATCTTTTCTTCGAAACGAATTCCACGTGGTGAAGCGTATGTCGCAACATTCTTTACTCCAAAGACACGGTGTCCGGCGTTGGTGTAAGTAGTTGTTCCAAGTGTTTCACTTGCGAATGTTCCTGATCGTACAACGTGGATGTCCACACCGTTGTATGAATCCATGAAGCCGTTCTTCAAAGCAGAATCAGCGAAACTGAAACCATTTGTTGATTGTGCTTGCATGAAGCCAGTCACTTCAGTGTTTTCGATAACAAGGAAGAGTCCCTTGTATACATCAGCGTACCCTGCAACGAGTCCGATCAAGTCACCCATGATCTTGTTCACGTTTGCAACAGTTGTGAATCCACCCGCTGCGGTTGTGTATGCACCTGTTGCATCTTCAGTCAGGTTGTTGAGAACGAATCGGTCAATCTTGTTAGCAACAGCGTAGACAGTTTCATCAGTTCGGCTTGCGAACATGTCGAAGCTTGTCAAGATGTCTTCAAAATCGTGAATGTGTTCTGAAACAATAACTTCGTCAGTTACAGTCAGTGTGTCGTCTGTGGTTGTGAAGTCATCAACAGTATATGTTCCTGAAATAGCTTGAACAGTCGCAGATGGGATTGAACCATATGGTGATTGAATTCGCTTGTTGTCAGTTCGGTCAACATCACAGATTGCTTCAGCCACCAATCGGTTTCGAAGCTGTTGTGCGATAGTCGCCATTCGGTATTTGTCACGATATGTTCGTGAACTTATTGTATTAGCCATGTGAATTAAAATTAAGGAATTAATTCACCTATTTTTTCCTATTTAACCCCTAGTCGAAGCTTTGCAAGACGTTCCATATCTGCATCGGAGTCAGGCATGATTCCCTTTTTGGCGTTTGCCATCAATTCATCATCTGATGTTCCGCTTGTGGTTTGTGCAGTCTTGCCGGTATTTGATGCATTTGCAACAGTCCGTGCTTCTTTGTTTGTTGAAAGAATTGCTTGCACAACATTTGATGTCAAAGCTTCTTTTAGTGAAACACCTTTAAGTTTGGCGTATTCCAAAACTTCAGGGATGTCTTCATCTGCAAGTTCACTTCGAGCTAATGTGATGATGTCAGATTGAGTCAGTTCAGACGTATCAGCTTTCACTTCAGTCTTCTTTTCTTCAGTCTTCACATCTTTGGTTTCATCAACTTTTGAAGCATCTTCATACTTCTTCCGCCAATGAGCCTTTTGTGCTGTTAAAGTTTTAATCGCTTTTTGGGTATCTTCAGGTGAAGCATCATCCGCAAGGTCTTCAATCTTGAAATCAAGATCAACTTCAACTTTTTCTTCAACTGCTACTGTTTGTTCTTTTTGAGTTTCACTCATAATGTTTAGTCATTAGTCATTTTAGAGACTTTAGTGTCGTATTTAATAATATTGTACCACACGTTTACCGTGCAGAATCCATCTTCAAACGCTTTGCTGTTTGTTCAGGTGTTTCTTCTTTCTTTTCTGCAAGCACTGAAATTTGTGACATCTGAAATTCTGTGTGTGTGATAACTCCATTTCTTGCAGTCCATTCGACATACAATTCATCATCTTCCAAAGAATAATCAGGCTTCCAATCAACAACAACTTCAGTTGCTTCAGTCTTATCGGTTTCTAGTCGAGTAAGACCAGTTTCAATCAGTTCCATCAAACGTGTTCGAACTTTCAATGCAAGAACTGATTCCATTGGTGTCTTGTCTTTACTATCCACAGTCAGCCACAAGTCGATAATCTGACCGATAGGGGCATCAAGTTCGATAGTTGGAAGATATGTTTTCCGCACCAATGCTTGCACCACTTCATTTTCACGAATTGGTTTCAGCACTTCGATGTCAGCCTTTGACAGTTCCACTTGCAAGAAAACCTTTCGCAACGCTAGAAGAATTGCAGGGTTTTCCGAGAAGGTACTTTTTATAATTCCGAGTTCGTTATTTTCATAACGCATCTTTTTTTGGTTCGCCATATTTTTTTACTTATTGATTAACTTCAACCGCATCCGCTGGAATCGCTTCCGTTGGCATTGGTGGCTTTGGTGTTTCCGCCATTTCAATTGGTGAAACAGCACCGGTCATGCTCAAAATCTTGTTGAACAACATCTTTGCATTCGGGTCAGAAAGCACCGCCGGATTTGTTGCAATTGTCTGAAGCACTGTTGTCAGTGTTGTCATGTGTGATTGTGTCGCACTTGCTTCACCGGTAACATCAACTTCAGATTCCCACACCATCCCTTCGAAATAGTTTTCCCATTCAAGGTCTTCGATTTCGGAAGGGATGAATGACCGGACATTTCCCATTTCAGCAAGTTCGCTTTTGACTGATTCTTGTGTGGCTTCGACATCAAGCTGAACAGGAAGTTCGCCTTGTGTTAGCGAGTCAATGATTTCACGCTTCACTTTCTTTTCAGTCTGAATCTTAATCAGCTTGCTATCAATTTGCTTGATGTCGTGGTCTTCAAGAACACCGATGATTTCGTCACGATTCTTCAGTTGCTTCTTCAGGTGTGGAAGCACAAACTTTCGCATCATTTCTTCGATGTGTAGTCCTTTGTTTTCCGTCATGAGTTCAAACAAGTCATGTGATTCTGAAAGAACCGCTTCAGTTTGTCGCCACGCTGTACCTGACTTTGGAGTTGACCCCATCATCGCTTCAGAAATACCAGTGATTTCATTTCCAAGTTGCTTCCACATAGTCCCAAAGTTTTGCAACTGTGTGATGTCGTGTGAACTGTTGTTCATTTGTGTCAACGGTTCGTTTGGTGCGTGGATAAGAATGTCACCGGTTTCAATAGCAGACAAAGCATTTTGACCAACGAATGTATCATCAGACGTTTGGAAAATCATCTTCGATGCAAGGTCAAGGTGGTCTTTGATTGCCTTTGCTGTGTGGTTATTCATCCACTGTGCATCAAACAAGTGTTCAACTGACCCAATTGACTGTGACCGATTCTCTTCTTCAATCAAGTGCGTAATCATGTATGGGCTTTTTGCTTCCCGACCTTTGGCAAGTGTAAATTCATCGAATTCATCACCCTTGTCGTTCTTTGCAACGAATGAAATCACGTGCATTTGTTGTGTAAATGTTTCTTCATCTTCTTCTTTGTCAGTAATATAAGACAATGGAAGGACACCGTGAATTTCATATACTTTAATGTAATTTGCTTTGGTGTCTTTCTTTTGACCATCACGAGTTTCCCGAACAGCGACAGCCGATAAAAGGGAATTCACAACGTCTTTGTCGTAACCTTTTCGATTCTTCAATTGAGCCGGTGTCAGTTCGATGATTTCAATCACTGGATTGTCGTCAAAGTTGACCGCATCAATGATAACTTTCATCCAGTCAACAACCATTGGAATCAGCTTGCCGTCTTTTTCAACAAACTTCAGCACTGATGATCCATTCTTCGCAAGTGACCGCCCCCATTTATTAAGGAATGCACCGAATCCAGTGTCACGCATCCACTGTTGCAGTTTCATTGTGGCAACAAAAGCACGTGTGGTGTCTTTCAGCTTTGTTGATTTGATTCGAATATCTTTGCGGTCAATGTCAGTGGCACGATACCAGATGTTGATTGCACTTGTAACAATATTGAAAAAAGGTTTATCTCTTCCAAGTGAATCTTCCGCACCTGATGTGTGTTTTGAATTTGTATAAGCGTCAATCTTTTCAAGGTTTTCAAGCAGATTGAAATCCACATACTTTGAAATAGTGGTTGTGCCTGTACGGTAGTCGCTTTCCATCTTTCGAATCAACGCACCGATTTCATGTTTTTGAATTTGTTCAGCCATGAAGTTTGAATTAAATAATAAGAGTGACCATTTTCAGATATTGTATCACATCATTTTGTGCTGTTGGCAACCATGTTCGTTCGATTACGGTTAAACTGTGACTTTTGCTTCGAAACAGTCTGTTCACGTTCCTTCGAACTTTTTGGATTTACCTTGCCACGAATCACAAGATACATTCGCATTATCCATGTGTCTGAATCATCAGGTGAATGTCCAAGTGCATCTTTAACATCCGGTTTTTGTGTACACTTCCGCTTTTGATCAGGAACGGTGATGTCTTTATATTGTGCTAACTCTTCAATAATTACATCGTGTTGGTCTTCATTCACTGTTGATGCAATCAAATGTTCATTTACATGTTCAGCCAATATGAAGACACACTGACACCGAAGATTTGCATAATCCGATACAAGAACAGGGGCTTTGGGTAACGTGCCGGCGTTTGGTAGTGACACAATATTTTCATCAGTCTTAATTGATGCATACGATGATTTAAAGCCGACAATACCTTTGAGTAACGATGATGAAGCAACACCCGCACCAACGCCGATAGCATCAACCACAATGTTCTTGAATGGAATTTGTTCGTCATTGGCAAGTTCCCGAATATCATCAACGATGTTTTCAGTGTTTTGACCGTGTTTCTTGATTCGTTTGTATTCAGTCAGTCCATTCCACAACGAATACACAGTGGCGTCTTCGCCATCATCAGAAATATCCACAATCAATGCTTTCACGCCGTCACCTTCAATAGTGTTGGTGAATACATCAATCAATGCTTCCTGATCAAAGATAATTGTTGGGTCATTATCGAATTCCCAATCTCCTTCTTTCAATCGCTTGCGAGTTTTAACATCTGAAATTTCATTCAGGTTCTCTTCATATTCATCAGCCGTGTGGGGATTGTCTGAATACAATGATTGTAGAAAGCGATAGTTGTCAGGCAGTGTCTTCTTTTTCCATCGCATATAAAACACACGGTACAACCATCCTTTGTTTGGGTTACAGGTCAACAGCAACTTTGACTTGATACCATAGTCTTTATTCATATGTCGCCCGATTCGAGACTTCAGCACATCGAATGCTTTGAAAGTAGTTTCACCCGCTTCTTCAATCCACCCGCCGGTGTATTCAGTTGATCCAAAGCGTTCAAAGTCTAAATCACGTGGTTGTTCATCAATGTCCAACAAGTCGATGCGAGAACCATTTTTAAATTCAATATAGTTGTACTGACCATTAAGCTTCCAATCACTGTCAGGGATATTGTGGAACTTGCAGACCTTTTTGAACGTCACATATGATGAAGACATCAGACGTTTTAATTCTTTTCGAGCAATGAACCATTTTGTTTCAGGGTAGAAATAACATTGAGTAATCAGCCATTCACATCCAAGCCAACTTTTACCACCACCCGCACCACCACCAAAAAGAAGATACTTTGTTGTATCGTCTTTCAAATATTGCCAAGCCTGATGTTGTTTCAGTGTTGGTTTAATCGTTGGAGTCGCCATCAGGTGCTACATAATTAAAGCCATCAATCTTTTCGCCCTTCGATGTGTGGTCAATTTCCTTGCGTTCAACCATGTCGTGATTAACCGACAACATAAGTTTCGCAATGACAGGGCTGTATGTTCCTGACAACGATCCCATTATCAATGTTTTCTTTTGCTGTTCCTTCAGCTTCTCCAAAGAGTCTGAAAATTCAGGGTGTTCTTCAGCCCATTTAAAGATTGTCGAACGTGCCACACCTAAATGCCCCGCTAATCCTTCAACTAATGGAAGGTTCACAGTTAGGTATCTTTCATAGGTGTCCGACTTCTCACCATGTGTCTTATGCCACTCTTCATAACTATCAACACATGATTCCAAATACGCATCAACACCTGCACACATTTTATTTGTGTATTTTGTCGGTCTTCCAACCGATTTCTTTTGAGCTTTTGCCATTACCCAAATCATACCATAACAAAAACCCCTTTCGGGGCTAGTGTCGCATGTTCGGAAGTGTCTCCACTCACTTCCCCACTATTGTATCAAATAATTTTTTATTTTTTTCATATGTTCAGGATGATTAGTATTTCCCCAATGTAAACCATTTTCCCTTCTTTTTATCTCAAACAAAACACCAATTTCTTTTTGAGTTAAATCAGGGTATAAAACCTTTCGATAATTTTTGCTTTTTCTTTCAAAAAGGGGATGTTCTTTTTGAAATTTTTTCTGTATCTGTTCTTTTGTTAATTGCATTGTATAAATTATATGCTATTGACAAATAAAGTAAATATTACTTATACACAAAACACCCCCGACTCCCCATTGACATTTCCGATAGGAACCGATAAAATGGGTGTATAACCAAGTGGCTTTCACAGCCCCCAATGGGGGCTACGAAACGACTAGCTGTTTTAGCAAACCCACAATCCAAAAATATGTCTCAAAAACTAGGTGAACTCTTTGAAAAACTGAACACGATTCGTCTTGCGAATCTCTTTGAAAATGATGCTGATGCTGAAGAATTAGGTATCGCATACGGTGCATATCGCATGAAACCCCTGTTGAAGTTGTGGGAAAAATACGGTGACAAATACGAAGAAGCCGTTGATGTATTAAAAGACAAAGATGAAACTGAAGATGTTTCTGACGATAAAAAAGAGCAAGACAAGGCACAAAAAACCAAAGCTGTTTTAGTATATAAAAAACTCACTCGTGTCCTGAAATATGATGTCCTGAAACAAAGAGTGTTGGATGATTGCAACCACACATGCCTTTGCTGTGATCAGGAATTTCCCGAAAAGGATGAATTCAAAGCGGAAAGACCAGACAAAGCCTATCCTTTATATGTCAGGTGTCACTTCCCTGTTGTAAAATACATTGAACACGCTGAACTATTTGATGTCAGGGAATTAATCAAAGACGAAAAGATTTTCAACAGCAAAAACTATTCAGCAATATGTTTGAACTGCAAACCTTCACGTTTCATTAAATAATATGACACCGATACTATCCACATGCCTTTTTTCATATATGTATTCAATCTGTTTGTTAGAAAACGGAAGCACATACACCGCTATTCGAAAAGATGAACACACACTTGAAGTATTTATTGATTGGAAGATTGAACATGTTATCTATAAAGGAAAAGTTACCTACCCTGAATTTCCATGGAAAAACTAATTAAAAAATTCGACACTGACTTTCGTGAGTACACCAATGCGTGTATCGCTTTTGCTGAAGTTCAAGAAGAATACGAACCACTTTCATTCGAACGTGATATTGAATGGATTAAAAATTGGATGCGTGACAATGTGGTGTAAAAAATGTTACAAGAAAAAAGGCAACCCACTATTATGTGACAGTTGCCTTAAAATCATTCACGATTGGCTTTCTTAAAAATCCTCACTATCAACTTCTTCGATCCCTTCTTCCACTGTCACTTCACGATCCTTCAGGTTCACTGACTCACTAATGTCAGCAATCCGGCGAAGCACCTTCCAGTCGCTTTCTTTGGTGATACTCCACAACAGACCGTTTGAACCGTCACCATCACGTGTCAGGATGCCAACAGCCGACAGGT